TAATGGATTGGAACTTACTGCGAAAATTAGTAAGGCTGCTAAAGATGTGGCGGAGTTAGTTAAAGACGGTGTTCTTGGGGCCTTTTCTGTTGGTTTTCGAGTCAAGGATGCTGATTATTTAGAGGAAACCGACGGATTAAGAATAAAGGACGCTGAGTTATTTGAGGTATCAGTAGTATCTGTACCCTGCAATCAATCAGCTACTTTTTCACTAGCGAAATCTTTTGACTCTATCGCAGAGTATGAAGACTTCAAAAAAACTTTCACTATTAGTGACGGGACGCAAGTCCAAAAGGAGATACAAATGTCTGAAGAGACACAACAACCCGTTGACTTGGAAGCTTTTGCTAAAAAAGTAGCTGAGGAAACTGCTGCTAAAATTGCAATGAAGCAAGCCGAGCAAAAAGCAGCCGAAGAGGCTGTGCAAAAAGATCTTGAAGACCAAGCAACTGCAAATGCAGAAGCTAAGGTTCAACAAGAAGAAGAAGTCAAGCAAGCTATTGTATCTGGTGTAGAATCAGGTGCAGAACGTTTGATTGACGATATTCGTAAAGAAATGGAATCCGATAAGGAAGCTACTACGAATACTATTGAAAAATATAGGAAGGAGCTTGAAGAGAAGCAAGCAGAGCTTACAGCTATGCATAATAGCAAGCGTGATTTTTCCGGACGTTCTAAAGGCGATCTTTCCAAGTATGGAAAAGAACTCCTTCAAGCAAAAGTTCTTGGTGCAATCACTAAGAAAGGCTATGAAACTGGCTATGCTAAAGATCTGTTTGAGAAAGCAGGTGTTGCCTACACTTCAACTACGGCCGCTGGTATCGATGTAATCGTTTCCCAGCAGTTCGAAGAAGAAATGCGTCAAGCTATGAAAGTAGCTCCGGCTTTCCGAGAACTCGCAGTATCATCTGGTGCAACCGTTCTGCCTTTGGCCCCCGACGCCGGAGGAGCAACATTCAGCGCAGCTGGTATTGGTGATTCATCTAATCAGCTGTCTGATGCTGGTAATAGCAACTATACAGTTAGTCAGGTAATCCTGCAGGCTCACAGATTGATCGCTGGTACTTATATCTCGAACGATACTGACGAGCAAGTTGTGGTAACATTGTTGCCTATTGTTACAAGTGCGCTCGCACGAGCTCACGCAGTTGCTCTTGATAAGGCCATCCTTGTTGGTGCTACAGCAGGTTCTATTTCTCAAGGACTTTCTGGTACTAATGGAACTGATAACACGACTGGCTTTGCAACCGCTGCCTCAACCGCTGGAAGCGCGGTAACTATTGATGCTTCTGGTACAGGAGTGGTTTCTCCGACTCAGCTTCTCAATATGAGAAAGCAGATGGGCAAGTATGGTATGGACCCCTCACGAGTAGCGTTCATCGTTCCTAACGATGTATACTTCGAGTTGATTGACGCAAGTGGTTTCACTGACGTAAGTGAAGTCGGAAGCGACCGCGCTGGAAAGCTCACAGGTGAAGTTGGTTCAGTATACGGCTCACCCGTAATTGCAACTAATCAGTTGGCTAGTAACTTGTTATCGTCTGGTACTCCTATAACATCTGCAGCAATTGCTGTAAATATGGATAACTATGTTATTCCGCGTTTGAAGGGAGTTTCCATCGAGACTGAATATAGCGTTAAAGACCAGCAGAATGTGATCGTTGCATCACAATCCCTTGGTTTTAATGAGTTATATGCTGGAGCAGCGCCTGACCTGCCTTCAATATATTTACCTTTCGCTTAATAGCAGTATTAATTACTTTTTTAGTAATTCTATTAACTGGGGGAGGTTCGCCTCCCCAAGTTTTTATTAATTGATTTATGGCTGATTTAATAACATTACAAGATTATAAGACTGCTCAAGGGATCACCCAACCTAAGGATGATTCTCGATTAAATATATTGATTCCGTCTGTAAGTCAACTAATAAAAACTTATTGTGGTAATAGTTTTGTAGACTATTACTCTTCTAATAAAACAGAAACTTTTGATATTAACTGGTCTACTCATGTAGTACAGTTAGCTGAAACACCTGTTAATGCAATAGTAAGTGTACAAGAACGAACTAATTATGGTTCTTCTTATACTACTCTTACAACAGGGGCTTATGAATATTCACTAGACTCAAGTACTGATAGTATTTTACGCACAAATTCAGTGGGCTATCAAAACTGGCCCACAGGCGTGGGTACCGTTAAAGTAGTATATACAGCAGGCTATAGTGCAGTACCTGCCGATTTAAAACTTGCAGTTCTTGACTTAGTTACTTACTATTTAAAAGACGAGCACAAGCTAAGACAATCAATAGCAGGTGCTAGTTTACAGAATCAAGGCAGTTCTACACAAAGAGACAATGTTGATTTTCCTGACCACATTAAGCGAGTCTTAGACTTGTATAAGAACTTTTAGATGGCTGAAGCGCAGGTAAGAAAAGCGTTAAAAAACATGGAAAAGTTTCTGGATGCAGAGGCAGCCAGAGGTGCTTTAGACGGACAAAAACAACGTGTAACAATGAGTGTGCAGGCGGTAGCACAGTCTTTTCTTGAAGGGTACAATTCAGTTACTAATAGACGGGTGGCAAAAGACGATAAATATAAGCCTCTCAACTTAACAATAAAATTCTTCACAGAAGTAGCAAAAGAGGCTTTAAAAGCAGTTCATACTCATGTAATACGTCCACGAACTGACGCTAAATTAATTAGTTGGAACGAAGGTACTCGTATTAGTTTTCATCAAAGCAGGGCAGTTAAAACTCCTTTTACTACTTTAAAACGAGTTGCTAGAATCAAGGTTAATGCAGCTTTAGAAGCCAAAGGGCATGATAAATTAACCCAGTATAGATCAGAAAGAGGTAAAGAGGCTTCTGAAAGCTCTATAATGGCGCAAGGAACCCAGCGTTTACATAAAACCAAACGCTCAGTAGGTGCTTTACAATTACTTGCTGCTGCAGAATGGGCTCAACAATCTCCTACATGGGGGCAATTTGCAACTTTTACTCCCCTTACAAAGTTTGTTGATCGTTTTGGACAAGTAGAAGCTAGTTTTAAGGGAAAAAGTTTTAAGGGAAAAAATAAAGTAGCTTTTGAAACAGGTATGGTGGTTGATATTGAGGTAGGGCCAGACTCCTCCAATCCGGCGGGTGCATTAGCAACAGACTGGTCAACAATTAAACCAAAACTTCAAAAAAAGATGTTAGCTTGGGCAAAACAAAATGGCTGGGCTGACCAAGAAGCGAGTAATAGTATAAGAAAAGATGCAAGAAGTCATGCACGATATCTTGCAATTAAAGAACTTAGGAAGAGAAAAGGTATAAAAATTATTTCAGATGTAAAACCTGTTGAGCGAAAAGCAACCGATATCTCAATCAAATCTAATAGTAAGGTAAAGGACAAAGCAAAACAATATAGAGCAAAGACAAAATTACAGAAGCAAAGAAATAGTAGTCCTAATCCACAAGCAAGTTTATATACTGTAATGGCCCTTATAAATGATAAGCTACCAGAGACAGTTAGAGGTAATATGGGCGCTCCACGATTAGAAAATCAAACAGGAAAATTTGCAGATAGCGTTAGGATTACAGATGTAGTACAAACTCCTCAAGGAATGCCCAGTTTTGGTTATACTTATGAGAAGAGTCCTTACTCCGTTTTCGAATCTTCAAGCGGCTCAAGATTTGCTAGTATTCCTAGAGACCCAAGAAGGCTGATTGATGCGTCAATAAGAGAGATCGCAGCAGGCTACGCTTTAGGAAGATTTTACACTAGGAGACAGTAATGGCCGGTACTGAAAGATCATATACTACACGTAGATCTTCTATTACGAAGGCTCTTGCGGATAAACTAGCTCTTATTGACGGAAGAGGCATTTATCATACGGCAGTAGCAGAGACTAGTCCTAGATTAAAGTTCTGGGATGAAATAGAAGAGTTCCCAGCAATTCATATAAATGCGGGGAGTGAATCAAGAACATATCAAGCAGGTGGATATAAAGACAGATTTTTAAATCTTACTGTTCGTTGTTATGTAAATGAAGAGGATGCAGTCAACGCACTCGATGAATTACTAGAGGATGTAGAGACCGTTCTTGAAGAAAACAGTAAGTTAACTTACAATGACAGATTAGGGTTAGAGCAATCTACCCAACAGATCACAATCCTCAGTATTGATACTGATGAAGGTGTACTTGAGCCATTAGGGGTAGGTGAAATACTCATAGAGGTTCGTTATTAGAAAATCCTGGCACGAATAAAAATTCACGACCAGTCTTTTCAAGTTTCATAGGAGAAAACTATGGCAGAGCAATTATACTTTAGCCGTGATACGCGATTGTTTGTACAAATGCGTAATCAAGACGCTGAAGATGATGGAACCGCAGGGGCGGGATCTGTGTGGGAAATTCCCGTTTTAGACGGATACAGTTTCTCACAAACAACAAATACCTCTGAAATAATGCTTTCAGAAATGGAAAGCACAAAAGGCATATCACGTCGTGGACGTCGTATGTTTACGGACTCTCTTGCTCCTGCGGAGTGGTCATTTAGTACCTATATCAGACCTTTTCACTCTAAGGGTGGAAGTACTGCTACAGGTGTGAAGGCTGCAGATAGTGGTACTGACGTACACGCGGTAGAAGAAGTTCTTTGGGCAGCTATGGGGGGCGCTGATGTATATCATAGTGCTACTGGTGTAGCTACCGTTGAT